GTCCAACAAAATCCACGCCGGATTGCTCGACCACGCCTCGCCTGTAAGTGCGCCGTCTTCGCCGTAAACCGGAACCTTCAACCCCTCCATCAGTACTTTGACATTAGGAACCGATCGGCCGTCGTTCACCCGATTTGGCACCACCACCGACATATATGCCATGCTTCCATAGGGGTCGCCGGCAGGACTCCCGTCAGCACTCACGAAGTCGAGATTGAAACCGCCCACCCGCGTTCCGACAGTCGGCACGTTGTACCAACCCGTCCCAGTCATGTTCTGGCCTTTTCGACCCAGCGGAATCTCGATGCCGTTTACCAGAACCTTGACGACGCCCTGTATCTCTCCGATGCCGAGAAGCACTTCCATGTGCGTCAGGTTGCCGTCGTTCCGTGCAAACACAACTGGTGGGTTGAACCACGCGGTCCCGTAAACCATCGGAACAAAATCGTTGTATCGTGCCTCATTCGGCGCCACCGCCGAAGCGTGCGCGCTCTTATCGCCGAAGCTCCGAACATCAATAGTGGATGGAACGTATTCCAGGCCGCCGAAGTGCGTGAGCATACCCCGCGCCTGGCAGTCCGGCCGCGTGTAGCCACAGGAGGCAAACGGTTCCGACCCGTTGAGCGCGCCCGTGCCGCCTTCAACCCCCGCCGAATACCCGCACCGATAGAATCGCGAGTATTTCCCTTCGACCCCGCCCTCCACAGCTTCTTCACGTTCCGCTGAGGTCGACGGGAAGTTCCATGGGCACCGGCGCTGGATCCGAACTTGTGGCATCAGCACCCGCTGCATGCTCATCCGATTTGTTGCCGATATCCGAAAAGTCGACTCCGTAATCTCCTCGGGCGGGTTGCACGTCCCGAGGAAGATCACGCTCGATGCGCTGGCCTCCTCGCCGTTCTTCAGATCGTAGAAGACAAACCGGACGGTCAGTCGTGCGCCTTTCAGTCCCACCGACCGCTCGATTTGAGAAAGGTACGAATCCGCATTCGCCAACGACAACGAAACCCGTGGAATCCCATCCACACCCTGGTCCGACGCGGCCTGTATCTCGAAGACATTGTGCCGCAGCACTCGCGCCTCGTAACTGTGCCCGCCCGCTTCTACCTTGTGAGTGCACCAGTGCTCGGTCCGACCGTCCGCCAGCACGCAGTCGACCAGCAGCAGCGGCGTCTCTGTCACCGCCTGCTCTTTTAGCTCATAGATGGTTTGCATGCGTGATGTGGACCCGGCATGAATGCCGGCCTACCCCTTCCGCGGTGATCCGTAGCTCATCGTCCCGAAACCGCGCGTTCTCGTAAACTCCGCCTCGCGACCCTGTCCCCTTGTAACCCGAGGCTCCAATCTGCCCTTCTACTTGCGCTCCAAAAACCAGGACCGACGCTCCGGCAGGAAACACCATGCCGAACGTCACCGACTCGCCTGAACCGGACGACTGGCCCGCGATGACAAGCCTCGTCCACTCAGTTCCGACAGCACGGCCGCGTCGTTCCGCGTCACGCGTCATCTCGATCGCGCAGGCCGCGGCTGCCTTCGCAAACACGCTGAAGCAGTAAGTTCGGTCCGGCGGCAATTCGAGCGTCTGTCGAATCCCTTGCTCGCCCCCGCTGAGGTTTGTGACGCGGCAGGCCCGCTCCGCGCCGAACGGATCTGCCTGTCCTCCGGCAAGTGCGATCTGCGGGTCCACCGACCATGCGCCTTCGTCGAGCTTGTCACTCCAGGCCAGCAGGTTCCCCAGCGGATCCGGAAACACGAAGCTCTTCAGCCGCCCTTCCGTACTCCGGAAGAAATCCTCGAGAGTGACCGCTTCGTCATCGGTCAACCCGGTATAAGTCAGCTCCCACTCCACCACCTCAGCGCCATCGTCGGCGTATTTGATCGACGTGCCGCCCTCGCCAAGGTTCACCACCGTTCGGCAGGCACGTCTCCGCGTTGCCGGATACTGCACCGAAGCGCCTGTCGCAAGCTGCGGATAGACTAGCATTCAGTTTCGGTTCTCCCTCACGATAAGCAAGGTTCGCCCTCGCATTTCCTCGTACATCTCTACCGCCATATCGTCTTTTTCCAGGCTGCAATCCGGATACTCCTCTCCATCCCATGGGTCCGTGAATGCGAAGCTCCCGAACGCGCCCTGGTTGTCCAGGAAGAAGCGTTCTATGTCGGCAAGTTCGCCTTCGTCGAGCAATTCCAGCCGGATCTCCCACCGGCGTATCGCGGTTCCACTGGTCCGATAGGTCTGCTCTGTGCCATCAATGAATCGGAGAACCTGGCTGCTGAACCGCAGCGTACGATTCCCGGGATACTGCAGCACGGCGCCGGTTTTCAACTTCGGAAAGGCAGCCATATCACAGCTCGCTCACTACGTCGTTCAACGAGCTCGTGTTGAGCATGGCTTCGCGCACGGCCCGCGCGATCTCCTGGCTGTGATCCAGGAAGGACTGGCTGTCCATCGCCTGCACCGTTACGTTGACTACTTGCTGTGGTGTCGATAGCTGCTGCTGGCTTCTCTCGACCCTGTCGCTAACTCCCGTCGGCCGTCCCGACTCTTGCGTCGATGACGGCGCGTACCGACGAAGTGCGCCCGACTGGTCGTAGTCCGCCGCGCCGACCACGCCATCCCACAACGCGGCATCGACTCTCACCGGCGCCGGAGCCTGGTACTTATTGAGCACCGGAGGATCCTCGGCCGCACCGCCACTGCCGAACAATTTGAAGATGCCTTGCACCAGCGGAACGAGCCCCAAGCCACCTTTGAAGATGGTGCCCGCGACATCCCCTACCGAGATCCCGCTGTCGCCCTTCGTGACGGAACTGGGGGTGATTGTGCTGGTCACGCTAGACAGGACGCTCTGCGGGCTACGGCTAGCTCCCGTGAAATTCTCCACTGCCTGCGTCAGCCCGCCCAATACCGCCGGAAGATCGTTCGCCGTCGACTGAAATGTGATCAGACTCTCGGTCATCGCGGACTCGCCTCCGGCAAGCCGGCCGGCAGCCGTCCGGAAACTTTCCAGAATTACTTCTTGTGTGCTGTTAGCCATCCTGTTTCTCCAATGACAGCAATTCCCCTAACATCAGAAACGCCTCGGCCTCTCTCGCGCCCAGGTCTTCCAGTCGCAGGCTGCCCATCCTTCGTCGCGCGGAGAACTCCTCCAGCCATCCGATACTCTCCGCCGTAATCAGCGACTTTGGGCACTCGAACAACCCGACGCCCTTCCTTGCCCACACCGGCACCTTGCCGGCATGGTCCGGCAAGGTGTCTTTTGCGAGCCATCCACATCGGCGTTTCTTTTCCAGGCCGTGTTTCCGGCACTCGCCGCACTTCCAGCCGGCCTGGTTGGCAAATTGGAAGTGGAAGGCGGCGATCAGTTTTTTCGTTCCGCCTCGCTCAACCCCGCTCCGGCCTTCACCGCAGCCAGGGCTTCCCGAACGAGTTCTTCTGGGCCGCGGTCGACCAGATCCAGCGGACCCGCCCGCTCCCCATCGATCTCCAGCCCCGATACGTTCGCCAGCCCCCAGTCGAGGTAGACCCGGTCGATCTCGGCCTGCAGCAGCCCTGCGTCCATTTGGTCTTCAGGACGCATCCCGGCCTCTGCGAACTCCATTCGAGCGGCCAGTTCCCTTATCCGCCGCATCAATTCAATCCGCCGCAGGAACGACATCCTGCGCACCTCGAACCGAACACCGGGCCACTCCCGGGACTCGATCGTCTCCGTGCTGTCGTACCGGTTCTTCACGCGAACGCCACCGATATCTCATCGTCGACGGTGCCTTGCGCCCTCGATTCCTGGAACCGCCATTGCAGCCGGTTCTCGCTATCGTCGAACTCCGGTACTTCCGGCACTACGCTCTTCAGATACACGCCGGTGAGTTGTCCTTCGGCTTCGCCGAGCTGGAACATCACCGAGATCGGCGATTGCTGCCTCGCTGCCTGGTACAGGCCCGCCGTCTTTTCGTCGTCCTTGCTGAACAGGTCAAAGGACGCTGTGACCTTGCGTTTCCCCGGTGAGATCGATCGCACCTCGCATCCGCCGAATTCCCGCCAGCGTGTGTCCAGATCATTCTCGAGCACAATCGATGCCCCCGTAATCGTGCAGAACCGGTCCGCCGTCGTCCCGATCCATGCCTGTCCCATGTGTCCGGGTACGACAGCGTATTCGGCGCCCTCGATCAGCGGCTCCGGCGGGAAGTCCTCGAGTTGCGCGATCCCCGACGTAAACGTCCCCGAGTCCGCAATCTCCCGTGCCACTCCGGTGAACCGAACCTCGTGGAAGTCACCGTTGATTTGAACTTCCATCCGATCCACCGCCGCCCCGTACAGGATTCTCTGGATCGCGCTCGTTGGGCTCCAGTAATCGAAAATACTCACGCTCGGCAGTTCCGTCGCAGGCATGATCGTGACCGTCGCTCCGATCGCCGATCCCGCCGCCGGTTGCGTCGCAAACGGCGCGTTCAGTATGACCGAACTGGCGTTGACAATCGCGCTGACAAATCGAATCTCCCCCTCGAATGAAACTGCCTGTCCCGGCACAAGTCCGTGGGCACTCCCGAAGTTGAGAGTCGTGCCCTGCGATCCTGCCGCCGCCGTGCCGCCTCCGAAGTGCAGTGGAGGGCCACCCAGCGCGGCCTGGAACAGAGCGGCATAGCCCGGCCCCGTCGCCGATCCCTTATCCCAGCTCGAAAGATAGGTTTTCAGGTCGAAGTTAGTCTTCCGTCGCAGCCCCGCCGGCAGTCCCGAAAAGGTCCGGCTCCCAGTCTTGTCCCGCCGCTCGGCAACTTCCATTTGTTGCCGCACAGCCAGTTTGACTGCCGGAATTCGGTTGCTCGCAGCAATCTCTCCGACCTGTCCATACGCGCTTTCCACCGCTGTATAGAACCGGTTCGCGTTCGATGATATGTATGAAGCCATTCCCTTCCTCTCGCCTCCCTCTACCGACTTACTTCCACCGCAAACGTTACGGCCGCCGACTGGATGAAGTTCTTACCGCCATGCTTCGCCGGTCCGAACGTCACTTCATAGCCGCCCGCATAGTACATTCCGTCGCCCCAGTCGCCTCGAATGCGGTCAAGCGAAGTGGCCAGGGCGTCAACATAGAGCTCCAATTTGTCCTCGAGCCCTTCCAACCGGTCCTGTGAGTGCCGAACCTCAACCCCGATCCACACTCGACCCGAAAAGCTCTGGAACTTTTCCTTGAAGTCATTCACGACCTTGTGGCAAAACACATTCAAGCCCGGATACCGCACCAGGCCGGCCCGTTCCGCCAACTCCGCCGCGACATTCTGCGCGCGAACTTGGATCACTTCCCCCGATCCCGCCTTCCCGATTTCCAGTAAGAGCGTCGCCAGAGTCGACTGCACACCCTTCGGCCCTGTCAGTCGCTCCAGTGTCTTCGCCGTAGCCGCTTTGCCGATTGTTGATGTCATCAGCCCCTCAATAACACCCGCGGCGACTGCCGGAACGAACTCGCCTCCGGTCCGTTGCTCGGTCGTTTGCCGTCGGTCGATAACGCTGCTGCCTGAGACCATTGCTCGTTCAATCCGAGCATGGCCGTATTCTGTTTCCGGGTGCTATCCTCACTCTCGCCGATGTAGGCGTTCCAGCCCGCAGCGAGTCTGGGCGCGGCCGCGGGCCGCACTTCGACACCGCCCGCAATCGTCAACTCGATCGACTGTACCGGCGCGCTCGCACTCTCCTGCCCCGTCGATCCCACCCAGCACATCGTCACGAAGTACATCCCTGCCGGGAGCGATCCCTCGATGACCCGCAACACCGGAACCTCGGCGCGAGACAACGGCTCCACCGCGAAGCCGATACCGGTCTGAAATAGCTTCTCCGCCGCCCACCGCGCGAGTTCGCGATACTCGTCTCGCCGGCCCTTGTACCGATCGTTCAATTGGTTGTGATATGCGTCCCGATATGCCAACTCGAGTGCACGAAACGTGTGCCACAGCTTGAGGGGCGGCGTAACCACGACGCTCTCCAGGCCTTGGCCTGACCCGATCCGGCTCACTGCAGCCGTAAGATCGATTCCGACTTCCCCTTGCGCCAATTCCAGTTTCCGCGTCAGGTCGATTCCCTCCGAATTCGCGATGTCGAGAATGGAGGAGTCCTGGGCTGCCAAATCCTCCAGCCCTGAAATGATCCCGTCCGTGAAGAGCGCCATGGTCGTCCCTCAGTCTTTCGCCGGCTTGGTCGCAACCTTCAGCCGGTGTAGGTCCGCCGTCGGAACCACCGACAGCTGTACTTTGCTCAGCGCGATCACCTCATCGGCGGCCCGCTTCGCTTCTGACTGCTCGTCCCGGAAATCTTTCGCCTCTTTCGGAGTGGCCAGGCGTGCGCGACCCTCCACCACCATCTTTGCGGCTAGCCGTCTCGGCACTTCGATTCGAATTCCGGCACGGCCGCCGTCGTCGGTCTCCGCGCTGACCACTACAGCCTCCGCGTCAGCGATCACTTCTTCGATCTCCCGAATCTTCTGGTAATAAATCCTCAAGTCCATCCTGATCTCCTTTCTTTCGGCGGGGCCTGGTTGGCCCCGCCCTGATACAACCGTGTCGATTTAGGTGTTGACCTGAACGCCCATGTTGTTCCGCAGGACGCCGCAGCCGTAAAGGACGTCCACCGTGAATTGCTGCGCGAGCGTGTTCGGCTGATAGCTCATCAGCACGCGCACGCCGAAGTTGCCCAGTTCCGCGTACTCCGCGATCGCTCCCGTGCCCGGCAGCGGACGGGGCAGGCGGCGAACCACCAGGCCGAGCGCGTTCTTGGTGAACGCCAGGTTGTGAGTCGTCGTCGGCGAACTCCCGGTCCGCGAAACGAATTGCGACCGGAACACGAAGAAGTCCTTCACCTTTCCAACAGTGCCGTCCACCAGGCAGCGAAGCCCGGCGTCTCCGGCACTCTGGAACTCGCTGAAGCGCGGAATCTGGCGCCACTGCGAATACGTCGCGGCGTCCACCACCAGGAACTTCTGATCGGAGGGCGGAACCTTCGCCAGGAACAGCGCTGTCTCGGCCGCGTCCACCGTTGCTTCCGTGATCGGCGACCCGGCTGTGCCCACGGGAGTGTTAGCGGTAAACGAGGCGTACAGTCCCAGCAGGTCGCTTTCGATCCGTTGCGCGATCGCGGCCACCGCCGGCTCCATGTAGATCCGGAGCAGGTCCGGCACCGCCAGCACCTTCGTCACATCCGGAATCTGGAACGTCGCTTCAGCATGCGTGTTGAGCACGATCTGCGCATTCCCGAGACTCGGATTCTGCGTCTGCACCGTCCCACCCTCTGCGATGTTGTTGGCAAACATCGTCGGCGGGATCGGAATGTTGACGGTGTCGCCCGCCTGGGCCAACACCGGCTCGTAGTCGCGGTTCACCAGGTTGCCCATGATGAGATTCCCGGTCAAAACCGGCAAAGCGTCAGCCGCCACTAATTTCACAATCGCGTTCGCGAGATTCGTTGAGGTAATTGCTGCCATTGAGTTATCCTTTTGCTCTTCCTTGTTTATGGGAACTTCTATCGCCGCCGATCCCTGGCGGCCGCCATCTCCGTGACCGGCGATGGGGTCCGCAGAGCTCCGGCATGTGCCGGATCCCTACGGCCGCCTCTTTACATGCCCCGCAACGTATGCGAGGCTACGCGCACGATTTCTTCTCGTACCCGCCGCATCTCTTCCGCACTCATGCCCGGACGAATTCCTTCCAGCTCTACTGCCTCCCGCGGAGCCGGAGGTGCCTTCTGGGTCGCCGTCATTCCAGTTCCGCCGCCCGCGATCCGCGCCGGCAGAAATTCCGGGTTCGCCGCGACAAACTGAGCGAGATACTCTTTCAATCCGACCTCGCCTGCTTCTCCCCGGGCGATCAAACGCCCGTCGTCGGCCCGCTGTACATCGTCCTGCACCGCCTTATAAGCGATGTCCAGCTTCGCGACACCCAGCTTCTGCAGTTCTGTCCGAATTGCCGAATTCCGCTCCGCCTCTGCCGCTGCCTGCCGGCTCCGCTTCGCCTCTTCCGCCAGTTCGTTCATCCGTCGTTCGAGCTGTTCGCGCCGCCTGCGCTCTTCCGCAAGCTCCGCCTTGTGCGCCGGTTCGCTCTTGGATCGCTCCTGATTCACGAACTCCTCGATCGCTTGCCGCACGATCGCCTGCACGTCCAAACCTTCCATGTGTCTCCCTTCTTCCTTCAGGCCTTTACCGACTTCCGTCGATCTCGTCCGCCACTTGGTTCTTGACCTCCTGCCGCGCGTCGCACAGGTACTTGAAAGCCAGTTTCTTGAAAACCTGCTTCTTCAAAGTCTCTGAACCAATCCCCAACTCCAGCAGCTTCTTCGCGTCGTCCAGTTCCTCGCTAAAATCGCCGATATCGAACTGGTCCAATCCCGATACGTCCACCGTGATCCCGTCCTGCCGCGCAGCCGCTATCGATCGCAGCACCTGCTTCATCGATTCCTTTACCGCATCCCCGTAGGCACGTAGCACCTCCTGCGTAATCCCGAAGTCCCGCTGCTTACTCAGCCCGGATTGCTTCAGGTCGCCCGCCATCGTGCCCCCGGCCTGTCCCATCACGTAACAGACCCGGTAGATCTCCTCTTTGAGCCGCACCAGGTTATCCGCGGCGATCTGGTAGACCTTGCCTTCCGGCTCTGTCCACCCGAAACGATCGTTCGGACCGAGCTGGATGAAGTAACTCTCTCCGACGACCTGGCTCCACTCCCGCTCCGAGTAGATCACCGGAGTCGCGAATAGCCCCATCGTCAGCGCCCATGACAGCGCGTTCGACTTATTGAAGTGCTCCAGTTGCAGCAGCCCGGCCTTGTTCATCAGCCAAAGCCCTTCCGACACCCGCAACTCGAACAGAGGAACCCGCTTCAGCGAGGCCAGCGCGTGCCGTCCTTCGCCCAGCAACTCGATCTTCTTCGACTCGCCACTCTGGCGATAGAGTTGATATCTCTCGCGGTCGTAGTACACCCACCGCGTTTCCCGCTCCCATACCGGGTCCGTCACACTCGCCTGTTTCAGGCACGACGTCCGGACAACCGCCCAATCGAACCCGCCGCGTTCTCCGTAGCCCCAGTTAATGACTTCGTCCGCACCGTACTCCATCAGGTACGCGCGCGACTGGCCCTGTGCGTCTTCCTCAGCCCGCGTCATCGCCGCCCCGCTTACCTGCGGAAAATCCAACGCGATGTAACTGGCTCCGCATACCATCGCCTGCACGAACCTCTGCCGGAAGAACTCCGAGAGATTCGTCCCCCGCAGATCGCAATCCTCGGCGAATTCCGTGAAGAACTTCCTGGCCGCACTGTCACTGCCATCGAACAGCAGCACCGGCTCTCGTCGCATCAACGTAGCGGCGTACCAGTCGATAATCGACCCGATGTAGTTCTCATAGAACACTCGGCTCAGCCGCTCGGCATAGACTCTCTCCGGCTCTTTGTGGCGCTGCACCAGGTAGTCCGACGCGTTCTCGCGTAATCGCTCGCCGCCCGCGTACAGGTCTTTGTACTGCTTCCACATCGCCTTCCGCGCCGCGTATTCGGGATGTTCTCGATTGATGTTTTCCATTACCTTCAGCCTCACGCGCTCTCGCGCTAGATCAGCCTCTCCTGTCTTTCCCCGATCGTTGCTTGTGGCCGGCATTCCTGCCACAGCAGGTATCCCAGCGCGTCCGACAAATGTGTCCGCTGACGGTCGCGCTCTTTGTCGATCACGTTGGTCTCGGCCTTGTACATCACCTGCTCGAGATCCTTGATAAGTTCCTTGCACTTCTGATCGACCTTCATCCGAATCTCTCCGGACGCTGACCGCAGCTTGGAATTCATCAGGTTTACCCGATCCCGGATTGCTGGATTCGCCTTCGGCGCCCGATAACTCACCGGCACGCTCGAATGGATCCGGAATTGCTCCCGCACCATCTGGTAATCCGAATAGCCAGTAGTCTGCTGGGTGTGACCCGACGCATCCCCGTACACGATGACGCCAGCGTCATGTCGTGGGAATCTCCCCAGAAACGCCTCGCATGCAGCAGCCGTGCTCGACCGCCGTATCACAATCTCATCGAGCACCAGCACCTCGCCTCTTACCACCTGCGCCACTACCGACGACATCGGATCCACGTTAAAGTCGAGCGCCCACAGCAGCGGGACCGATGAGTTCACCCGCAATTCGCCGACATGCTCGCTCCTCGAGAAAGCTGTGTAAACCTTTCCCCCGGACAGGCTCAGATACTCGCCCATCACTTCCTGACGGAAGAAGCTCTCGTCGTAACTCTGTTTCAGTCGATCGTAAAAGTCCGGGATCTTCTCGAGTAGGTGGCGGTTTTCCGCCGCCTTCGCGACAATCACTTCATACCCGCCTACCGGATCCGCAATGAACTTCTGGTAGACCCAGTCATATCCCTTCGGAGTCCATACCGCGAAACCACAAAGCCGTTTCGCCTTCGGATCCCGCAGTCGACCCTCGAGCCGGAGCCAGGCGCCCTCTTGCGTGTACGTCAATTCGTCGAGGCCAAACCACGCCAGGTTCGTACCTCTCAGCCGTTCGAATTCATCCACCGGACGAAACAGGATCCGAGATCCCGTCTCTTTCAGGACCAATGTATTCTCTGCCTTGTTGTGTTCGTACGGAATGTTATTGCCGTCCAGAATCTCCAACAAGGTTGCCTGCGTTGCGTCCCGTAACATCGGATAAGTCGGCGCGCCGATCAGCCCCGTCAGGCCGGCGTTCAGATAGGCCAACTTGACTGCCTCATGACACAATGCTTGGCTCTTGCCGCTTCCGATCGGCCCCGAGAACCCCTTGAACCGCGCCGCCGACCGGTGAAACCTCCTCTGCGATGGCAGAGGATCATACGCTATTCCTCTCCTTCGGATCTCTCCATCGGCTCTACCCAT